GGAGGTGTATCAGCCACTGCAAACCCAGTAGCAAATTCATCAGGGAGCGTTACAAATCAAGCTATACAGGTGCTTCAGGGTCCTTATATAACTAATACTTATGGTAATGGAGTTCAGTGTCAGGGATCTACTTTGAACATAACTCCCTTTGTAACCATGAGTGATTCATGGAAAGAACCCTATGAAAATATTTACATGGACCCAGTATTTGATAATAGTGATTCTAACAATGATGGAGTATTAGATAATCCAGGATCTATTCTTTATTACAAACCTACCAGAACAGGTCAAAAATCCAATCATAATATCGGATGGGGCATTTCAGCTACAATATCCATTCCATTAGATAAAAGGCATACTGAAGGCTGTCTAAAGGCTGCTAATATACAGAATCAATATCATGCTCAATTGGTTGCTAATAAAAGATTAGATTTTGAGATTTCAAGATTGAAGCATTGTGCCGAGCAAAAAAAGCTTGGAGTATCATTCCACCCTGATAGTCCTTCATATAAAATCTGTGCGGACATTGTAGTGACAAATCCTCACGGTGTTATTCCGAATCATCAGCACGTACTTTCGTCAGAATCTTCGACTTCTTCAGACGAGCAGAAGTAGAAAATAATTTCTTCTCTTTCTTACCCAGTAAAGCTTTAATCTTCTTAATAGCCTGCTTTATTATTGGCTTTATTAATCTTAATAATAGGGGTGTGGAAGCTGCTGCAGCTGTTGCTACGACTGCGATTGCAGCTGTTGTACTTACTTGTGATGTTGTAGGTAGATATTTCTCAACAGGTGATGTCAATTCGTAGTTTGTTATGCAGGTTTGACCGTCTGGACTAAGAGAATGTGAGACAACTTTCTCTCTGGATTCTGCATTTCTCATATCCCCTACCCTCTGGTCAGTGGGTCCAGGGCAGGGTACATTTTCTTTTGTATCTGTGTTTGGTATCTCATCCATGCTAGGTTGTTCTGTATTTGGTTCTGGAGGTGGTGCAACAACCGGAACTGATTCTTCCTGTACATATATAAGATTCTCTGGCTGATAATCTATAGGCTCAAACCAGGGGACAGAACCATCACATAGGACACGAGCTCCTCTCTCATCCTGATTAACAAGTTCTATGGAATTTTTATTTGCAGGATTAAATTTAACACAACCTGGAACATCAACTATTGGAGAACCAATTTGTAGTGTTACAGGTGGAGTAAAAGGTATCGAGAGATTGATATTATGAACAGGAATTGGGTTGACATTTATTTGACCTATTTCTATTGTTGGTATCTCAGACACTAGCAGTCATTAAAGTCTTGTGCTATTTGACCACCTATCTCTGCACCTTTATCCTGACCAAACATTGCAACCCATCCTGCAGCCAGCCATCCTATTACAGGTATGTTACTTACAACTGGAGCTGCTTTAACACCCACAGAAGCCCCTACAAGCCTCCCTGCAGACTCTCCGCTTCCTTCTATCTTGTAACATGCTATCTCTTTGTCTGTTGGTCCAGAACCTTGTTCAGGAGTATTTGAATTAATTATCTCTCCATTCATCGTAAATTCTTTACTGATCATAATTTTTTCTTTCTTATTACCAAAGAATCCTTTAGGTGTTTCACTCGTTCTTACACTATTTAGAACCTTTGGATCATTAGCCATATAAGAAATCTTATATCCAAATTCAGAAGCATCCACCTGGTAAGTAGTATAAGGTCCTACAGGAAGATTAATTATTGGTAATTTATTACTTTTCTCAAGAATTAATGCGACATGGGATACACCAAATAATATTCCTAAAGAACCTATAAAAATTTTATTCCATTTTGAAGGTCTTTGTCTGTACATTGTCTATAAATATATATGCACATACTACTGTAATTTTATAAACTAACCAGTCTAATCAGCAGCTTCGGCTGTGTTTCCCTCTGCTACCCAAGCAAGGTACTCTTGGTAGTCGGTGTTATCTTCGTCAAATGGAATTAGTGCGTTATCTGATATTCTTAGTATTAGGTCTGTTACTTGAACTTTAACACTATCATCAGAACCAGATTTTAAATACTTGTAAGTCATAAAAACCTCCTATAATTCGGCATCTGCCGTAAAATGAAAATAAGCAAATTTTCCAGCAGAAAGAGAACCACCAAATTGTATAGATGAAATGTTTCTTCTACCATGTTTTACAGCACCTTGAGCATTTATATTAGATGCACTATCAAAACCCCAATTTGATTCTGTAACTTTACCAGAAGTGCCATCATAAGAATAAAAAGTTAATGTCGGTGTAGATCTCATTGGCATTGGATATGAATAATTAATATGATGATCTGTTCTACCGTTACTATAGTCTTCATTTCTTTTACTAACTATATCCGCTGCCGAACTTGCTGCTCCCGGATTAACTCCTTGACGATAACTCTTACAAAAGTATCTTTGACATAAAGCAAGCTCCTGTGCAAATGACCTATGCTCAAAATCTGTTGCCACGCCTGACCCAGTTTGATCTACTTCTAATTGAACTCCTGTTATATACCATTCGTTTGAAGTCGAATCTAATAAATTAACTCCTTGTCCAGCATACTGATCAGCAGCAACTCGTGTTGTAAATGTTGACCTTAATGAACCACTTGTAAGGTTACTACCAGCAGCTAAAGCCCATTGAAGTAGTAATCCATCGCCAATATCATTATTAATAACACCAGAAGTATCTCCAGCAATAATTATTGTTTTTCTTTCCCAAGTATCAGCAGAATTTATCGTATATTGAAAACTTGCCATTTTAAAACTATTATCACTTTGCATTATTGCAAAAGCGTAATTACCGGTTTTATTTGATCTTACATAAAATGACAATACAATTCTTTTAGCTGCACTTGTTCCAAATGCTAAGTCTTGTAAATCTTGTGCTTCGATTTTATATTTAATTTGTGCATATTGAGCCGCAGATAAACTTGTATCAGCAGTTGTCACATCTACCTTTAGACTGTTAGCAAAACCATCAGGAGAAGTAGTAGATTGTGTCACTGTAAAAGCACCATCGCTGCTTTGTTGTCTTTCAAAGCGATCTAAAGTATATCCATCAGAAGTAAAACTGCTTCCCCTTTGACTACAAATCATCGAACCATTAATTATCTTGTTTCTATTACTAAGATTATTAGTAATATTGGCAGTACACGTTCCATCAGTATTGTTGACAGTAATAGCAGCAGTACTAGCTCCTACCCCTTTTATCGAATTTACTTTAATTTCACTCATGGTTTTGGATTAGCGTTTTTTACTTCAGTTATGTGAGTGTGCCATGTAGCAAATTTAGTTTTTAAATCTGAATCAGCATCAATTGCTTTAAACAACATGTCCAATTGATTACCGATTGTGTCATACGTTTTAGAACCATTTGTTGTTCTATCGGTTTTGTATTTTACTTTAGCTGCTTCTTCATCTAGATCAGTTCTTGCTTTTGCCACAAGGCTATCATCCAAGCTGACTGACTTACCATCTTTATCAAACGCACCTGCAGAGTCATCAATAGTAACAACTGTTCCTGCGTATGCTTTATAAATCGCTTCGTGATCTAGTGCCATAGTGTTTTACCTTAATTATAAGAGATAGCCATTATGCTGCTACCTCTTGTGCTGTAAGAGTTGAAGAACCTATAGTGTTTGTACTAAATGCAGCACGATTTACATATTGAGTATAACTGCTACTGAACATTAAAGTTCTTAATCTATAATTAACTTGAGAAGTTGTGCTAGGTGAATCTAAAAATCTGTATATAACTTGCGCTCTACTATAATTATTATTATTATCTTCTGCTTCAACAGCAAACATTGCAGTTGATGAATCCATAGCACTTGGATTAATAACTGTATCTGAACTGCTAACTTGCCTTACTAACTGAAAGCGATTTTGTGTACTTGCATTATTTCCACAAGCTATAACAAAATCAACTAATACTTTATTTGAACTTGATGAAGGTGTTATATTTATTGATAATCCAGTTATATCTGTATAAGAAGTAGAAGTTGTAGAAAATGCGTCAGTTTTTGTAGTAGAAACAACTTGAATAATATTTCCTGATTTTGGATTTGTTGTAGTTAAAACTGTTCCATCTGCATTACTAGGTAATTTAAGAGTGCGATCAGATGCAGGGTTGCTATCTGGTGCAGCTATGATTACTGAATTACCACCGCTATGTTTTAGTTTAATAGAACTCATATTATGTAGGCTCTGTTGGAAAAGTAACAGATGATATATCTAAATTACCATTTGAATCAAGTTTAGGCGATGCACTAGCTGGTAAATCACGCAAACTTTGACGATATGTTTTCCAATTATCTGAAAGTGTTAGATCAGAACTAGCTCTCCAATCAGTAACAGATAACCTTTTATCTCTTTCCACCCTTAACAATCTCATAGGTTCTTCATTATTTAATCTAGTAACCTCAGCATCTATTTCAGATTCCGTTGGTGCAGCATCTTCTCCTTGATAATTAAATCCACTATAATCTGTGCCTTCCCAAACCCAACTTTTTTTAGGTCTTAATGAATCAACAGCATTAAATTTTGTATAAATCATTAAATATCTCCTAATTTTAAAAAAGTAGCTGCAATTCTATTTTCACTAGTTTCTCCCATCCAAGTAACGCTAATTCCAGAATTACTAACTCTAAATTGTATTTTATAATTAGAAATATCTGTTACTCTAGCTAAATAACTAATACTATTTGCAGCGTAGTTTGGAGTGCATTGATTTGCAATAGTGAATAAGGATCTTGCTACATTATCATAAGAACTATTATTCTCTGTAGCTCTTATAAAAACGCTTGTTTCACAAGAATCATTATCAACTTTTGCAAGACCATGAAACAAAATAAAGTAATAACCAGTTGAAGGAAATGTAAATATTCCGCCACTTTGAGTCATCCCAGTTCCTAAAGGATTTGAATTTATTCCTAACTTACTATCTGGTCTTTCCCAAGAATTAGTTGTAGCCAAATAATTACTTGTATTACTTTGAGTAAATTCTGCTGTATATCTCCATTGATCTGCCATTTTTATATCACGACCACCTGTAGCTTTAGCTGCGTTTACTGCACTATTAGCTAACATATCAGTATCAACAATACCGTCTGGTAGTCCTCCTACCGCTACTCCTGTTATTACATTTGTAGATCCGTTTAATGAAATTGCCATTTATACAAAAGTAACTACTGATCCAGAACCTACAGTAAGTGTAGCATTGATTGTAAGAGGTGTCGGCACGACCGCATTATGATTTGTACTAATCGTATAATCATTATCCATCTGATTCTCAGATTCGTGAAAAATCTTTTCACCACCTCCACCTGTAGCTCCACCTCCACCATCTGCCCATTCTAATTGTCCTACAGCAGTAGCACCTGATCCACTAATACTTTTTACTTTTAAAAATTTATCTGCTGCTATCTGGTTATCAGGCAGCTTCATAGTATAAGACTGTCCAGCAGAATGATCTGGGGATTCTACTTTTACACCATGACTATTTTGTGAACAGTTAAGTTGTAACTTACCATTATTACTACTACCATCACCTTTTACTTCTACCGCACCAGAGCCATTAGGATTTAATTTTATATTGCCATTAGATGTAGATGTATTTATTTCTCTTGCCTGTACATCTAAATCTCCTCCCAACTGCGGTGTAGTATCTCCTACAACGTCTGATATTTGATCTACAAACTCTAAAGCATTTGCACTACTGTTAACTTTAACTGTTTTACCACCTGCACCACTAAAGTTTGCAGGGGTATCTGTTAATCCAGCAAATGAAGTTGCACCTGCACTAGCCGATATACCTGCTAGTTTTGTTTTCTCTGCATCAGTAAAAGCATTTGTATCGGAGTTTGCTTCATAAGCTGTCTTTATTTCAGCGTTAGTTTGATCGGCAGTTGCATTAGCTTCAATATTATTTAATTTAGTATGGTCTGCATCAGTAAACACGTTGCTATCACTAGCACTCTCTACAAGTGTTCTTATTTCACTAGCTGTTTGATCTTGGGTTGCATTAGCTTCTATTGCATCTAATTTACTTTTTAGTGCATCTGTAAAAATATTACTGTCACTTGCATTACCTACAGCAGTTCTTATCTCTGCATCTGTCTGATCTGCGGTGGCATTTTCTTCTATTCCATTTAATTTATCTGTAATTTCTTGTTGAGCAAATATAACCTGGTCTGCATTAGCATCTAAATCTGTTTCTGTTAAAACACTTCCATCTGTAAAATCTACTTTCTTTGTACTTATATTTGTATCTCTTTGAAACTTTACAGCAACACCATTACCAGGTGTATTACCACTCGTAAACGTAACTGTTGATCCGCTAATAGTGTAATGTGTATCTAATGTTTTTAATACACCTCCAACTGTTACATCTACTTCATCATTAGCTAGAAAAGAAAACGATATTGCAAAATTATTTGTACTTCCGTTACCAGTATGATTTGTAACTGTTGCTGTAGTGTTAGTAGCCATTAGACAGTCCTAAGTAAATCTTCTAATCCACTAATGTTTTGTACACTAGCGTTGGTTGATTGCTCGTTCATAATACGCATACGTTCACGATTATTACCAGCTTCAACCCTATCATAAAAGTCATCTGATAAAAGTCCACGTTTTCTATCTATTAATACATTTACTGCCTGTTCTTTATATGCTCTATATAGTTGATTTATCATATTATTCATATACCTTCTTTGTTGATTTTGAAATTCTACATACGCTTCATTATCAGGAAATCTTTCATCTTGTGGTGTATTAAATGCTTTCATTAAAGACTTAAACTCTCTTGTTTGCTGTAATTTATATAATGCCTGGTTGAATTGTAAATTATTCCCAAAGGGTGTATCTATCTTAATACTTGCAGTTAAATTCTGTAATGTATGTAATTCTTTATTTTTTAAATTTACATTACTTACAACATTTTTACTATTCTCACTTAAAAGATCTGATACAGGTACTAATTTTAAATCGTATTTTTTTAATAATATCTGATTAGGATCTGAACTACTTTGACTATATCTAACACCACCAACAAAAGGTATCGTTCCAAAATTTTCAAAAGGTAAACCAGTTAAAGGATCTAATCTTGGTGCTAAATCATTATTAACAGTATGCATAATCATAGTGCCTAATATATCTAATGAGTTCATTAAAAACGGTTTACGTTTTGTTTTTAAACTTCCTAAATCATTACCTTTATACATAAAGAAATCTTCTTCATAATTACCAGCATCTACTTTACTTATTTCTTGTGGATCTAATTCACCTTTTTCTATACCCATGCCTTTACCAATAAATTTACCATTCTCATATACCTGACCTAATGTAGATGTCCAATCTTCACCTCTAGCTCTACGTAAACTCTTTCTAAGACCTATAGGATAAGCTGCAATAGCTGCTGCATAATTTGCAGGCTGTCTTAACCATGATTCTAGTCTTAATGGATTATTCATTAATTCAAATAAATTTCCAACACTTTGTATGAAGTATTTATTACTTAAGTTATTACCTACTAAAACACGTAAAGTAGCTGCTAAATTTTTATCATCTTCTTCTCCTTGAAACTTGCTTACATTTGCAAAGTCAGCAGACACCATAAGTAATGATGCTACTGGTTCTAACCTAGAAATAAAATCTATATATACATACTGCGGTGAACCATCTTCATTTCTTACTACCTCACCAAACACACCATTTGTACGTTTTAAGAATCTAATACTATAAGGTAACTCTCTAAAGCCAAATTGATTTTGCCTACGTTTATCAGCATTAAATGTAGTACCACCTCCTATAAGTGCTATAGGTGCTTCTGGATTATTTGCTGCCATTGCCAAACTGACAAAAGATCCTATTAATAATCCACCTGTAATACTTTCACCATTAGCTCTCATTCTTGTAGCCATATCAGGACTAAATAATCTATCGTTATGTTCTGCTAATATTCTTCCTAAACTTGCGTTCATTTTTGGTTGACCTGGTATTGATACACCTGCTCTTCTAACAACACTCTTACCTATATTTACTGGTGTAGTAACAAAAGGTGCTATAGGTTTCATTGCTGGATGCTTCATTATCCTTGCCACATCACTTGTAAATTGTCCACCACCTAAACCTGTAATGCCATTACCACCTATTTGTGAAGTGAAAGTCTTATCTTGTGCAAAATCTATACCTCTTAAATATGCTTCTAAAATATCTTTGTTTTTTTTATCTGTACTAAATTTATGTTTTTCTACAATATCAAAAACTTTTTCTATCTTATGTTGTATATGTTTTTCAATGTCTTTACCTCTTAAACCTTGTCTATAAGCCTGTTCATAAAACTCTCCTGTTACATGACTTCTGAATGCAACGTTCTTTATAAGCTCATCACCTGCTATTAAAAACCTAGAAGGTAATCTTAATACAGTACCTATTAAATTTATAGATGCTATTAATGGATTATTAAGTTCATTACTAAATTGCATTGCATATCTATTTCGACCTCTCATTCCATCTTGCAAGCCAAGCATATGATGAGGATCAATAATACTTTCACCACCTTGTAATGCTCTTGCTGCTAATCTAAAACTTTGATCTAATGTCGAAAACATAGTTACAAATTCTTTTATTGCTCTACCTTTTAGTGCAGCATCAGCAATACCACTACCTAAAAATAAATCTACAGGAGCTAATGCAACATTAAATAATGAACCTATAGTATTAACTATTTGTGTTTCTGGTGCAGACAAAATACTATTTATAAATAATTCATTTGCAATACTTCCTGTTTTAAATAAAGCCTGTGTTAATGGTGCTTTTGTTATAAAATTACCTGCTTGTTTAGGATTATCTGCTAATATCATCATTCTTCTTGCATATGTCAAAATCCCTTCTACATCACCATTGTTCTGCATATCACTAATAGCTTTTGATATTTCTTCTGGTGATGGTAATAGTTCTTCTTCTTCTATTCTGTCTAAAGTATTTTGTACCTGTTTTTTGATATTTCCTTTTAATTTTTTGTTGGCTCTTGCTCTTCTTCCTGTTTGTGTGGATATTGCTCCCTCTGCTGGTTCTGCTCCTACAAGTTTTATTGAATTTAAAGTACCTGCCACTTCACTAACAACCTGTTTTGTAGGTGTATTAAATTTTATCCATTGATAAGTATCTATAGCGACTTCATCTATTATTTCTTGTGGTATCTCTGCCCCTGTTAGTGCATACTTTTCTAACAAAGGTATATTATTTTTCATGTTATCTATAATTTCTTTTTGCAAATTTAATGCTCTTAATAATTTAACTCTTAATCTTTTTTGTGGATTACCTGTATTCATAGCACCAGCAGCAGCAAGTATATCTTTATAAACTTGTTTTGGTAATCTATCGTGTGCATAACCTATAACTTCTGCATTAGTCATCCTAAAAGGTGCTTTAGGATCTACTTCTAATAATTCATCTGCTATCCTTTCTGCAATAGTAATATCTTGTCCTTCTCCATATAACCTACGATTGAACCTAGCTTTTATTCTTGGTCTTTTATATCCTTTATCTCCTGGCATTTTTGCATTAAGAGTTGCTTCTAACTCTGTTGGCATTTTGTCTAAATTACGAAACTCTAATGGATAATTACTCAACCTTTGTTTAAACATTCTTCTTTTATACATATTAAATATATTTTTTGTTTGCTCTAATCCCAATACAGACCTAATACTTGCCAATGTATCTCTAAACATTTCTGATACTATTTGTGTTAAATATTTAAATGTTCCTTTCGGTGCTAATGTTTCTAACTCAAATGCATAATCTTCAAACATCTTTGTCATATTAACTGCAAAATATTCATCAATATTTAAAAACTGATAACTGTCTCCTACAAATTTAAATTCTTTATCGTAATACTTAGAAGCTACTGCATTAAAATTTTCTGCTGTAATTTTTGCTGCTTTACCTCCTCTATTAAATGCTTCTAAATCTTTTATCAGTTGCATTTCTTTAATACTTGTTTTATTTATAAATGCTTTTTTTGCTGCTTCATGTTGTTGTAAAAACTTATTTCTATTCCTAGCAAACTCTCCTGTAAGTTTTCTTAGTTCTTTTTGCGGTAAGTTTCTACTAAGACTATGCCATAACTCATGTATTAGTACTTCACTTAAACGACCTTCTTTTATAGTCGTATTCCTAAGTTTTATAAGTGATTTATTGAA